CAACCATACGATGCATACGATATGTACAAACTACGCGAAACAACACTATATAAAAACTTTTCTGTAACAAATGGATAATAACTAACGGAAAAAGTCTCAGCAACTAAATGTAAAAAACTCTCAGTTATCTTATTCCTTAATGTATTGATATTTTTTATATGATCAAATCTATCATAATTAAACGAATTTATATTATTTAAAAAATCATTATCGTCTGTAAAAAACTTATAATAAAAATCATTTTTTTTATTAATTAAATTATCAATATGACCAGTGATATTATCGTAGTTGCATACAAAATTTTTACTACAGTAATTTTTATCAAATAACCCAAACTTATGTAATAATGCAGTTAATAGTAACTTTCCTTCCTGTTGTGATCCACTAAAGCTACATAAAAAATTTTTATATGTTATATTTGGATGTATTTTGTAATTTACCAATGCACCAATATCTGCTTTGTCCTTAACGTTTGCTAAAAATTTCAAATCCAAGTGTTTGTATTTTTTTAAAACTTCGCTATTGTGAAAAATATACTCAGTAATAACTGTTTGACTGAATTCAATTTCGCTCAAAAAATCAAAAAAATCATTAGAATAATCAGATTTAAAACCACCTATATGATCATGAATTAGTATTGGTTTATCTACAGGAAGTTGAATGTTCCTGTAGATATATTCATAATATTCAGACGGTTGAATTTCAAAAAACTCAGCCATTGAATTTAAAAATTAAGCATTTTGTCTTGCTCTAATTTGTGCAAGGATATCTTCTGCTTTTGAACCAGTAGATGCAGGCGCCGCTTCTTCAGTTTTAACTTCTGTTGCGCCAGCAGGTGTTTCAAAAGGAATATCGCCACTAGTTGTACTAACATCAGCAACAGGTGTTACTTCATTTACTGTTGTTTGGTTACTACGCGACGGTTTTTCAACTCCCCACGGACGATAATAATTAGCCCATTTTTCAGGATCATATTGTTGTCCATCAACACTTGCTTCGAACATTTCGTGAATAATTTTTAATTCAACTTCGTTTGGTTTTGGCGGTAAGAACGAACTTAAATCGTTCAATCCAAATGACTCAACTGCTTGACGTTCTTCTTCCGTTAATGCTGTTTCTTTACGTGACCAAGTACTTGTACTATAATCCGCATAGCCACCTTTACTTGTCTTAGTAACGCGAAAATCTAAACCGTTATTGTAATCTGTTGGTAAGTCCTCCATTTCTGGATCCATTAAACTAGATTTAATAATTGTAAAAATTTGTGGACTGATCATAAACTTACGAATTGGATTTTCCGGTTTTTCTTCTTCGTTGATTGGATCTTGGTGTACAAAGCCCTGAAATACAAATGTACGCTTTTTCCAATACTTACGACCCATGTCCTCTAATGATTTGTCTTTGAACCATGGACGTACTTCTGACAAAATTGGACATACTTCTGTTTCGCCGTACATTTCCACACAAGGAACTTGTACTACTGTTTCTTTTGGATCTCCGCCTTTAATACCTGCAAATGGTAAACGAATCATTGCACGCTCTACCCAAAAGAATGGGTTATCCTGATTTGCATCGGGCAAAAAGCGCAAAATTGCTTGTGAACCTTCATCAATCTTCCAATGTGGATATGTTAATCCACCTGTTTGTTGATTATTATTGTTTGCTGGTTTGTGTTCTTGTGCCGCGAGACGGGCACGAATGTCTGCTAAGTTAGCCATTTTCTTACTCCTGTATAATTACCTTTTCATTTAACCTAAAACAACATATCCTTCGCGGTTATGTTGAATACGCACACAATAGTATGCGATTTTATTTATACAAATAAATCTTTTCCAAGTTCTTTTGTAAGTCGTAATTATATATATAAAAGTGAGTGTAAAAATTTCAGAATAACCTAACTTGTTAATTAGGTTAGAAAAATTATAATCCTGCCAATGTTTTAATAATACCTGTATTGTTAGATTCACTAATATCAACTTTCGTATTATTTAAACTTTCTGAATGCTCTGTATTATCTAGTATGTCATGCATACCGTTTTCTTTTAACCAGTTTATAACTTCATCACGAGCATCAGCAGTTGGATCTATTTCTGCCATTTCACCCAACGAATCAAATAAATCATCGTCGCCTATAATGTCATAAAGAACTTCAGTTGCGTTTGTTGCATCCACGCCCACAGGAAGTTCTTGTTTAAGAATTTCTTTTAGTTTATGAATTGCTTCTGGAGAATCAGGAATTGCCCAAGTACCTTCCGAAATATTTTCCGCCCAACTTTCAAACATTGCTACTTCTTTCATCATACTTAAGTTCTCCTTGGTATTATTATATGAATTATTTATTTTTTGATCTTCACTTAAAAATCCTGCAATTATAGGTAACACGCTAGTTAATCTATCATCTGTGTTATTTTCAGGAATTATTAAGTTGTGTATTTGCTCAACTAAATCACTATTATCTTCTATAGCAATTGGATCCCATGCTTCTTTGTATGTATTGTATCCACGAACGCCGGACATTAGTTTTATATTCTTTTTAAGCTTTTTGTTTTTGTGTTTACAAACTTCAATTAATTTATCCACAGTTTCACTTTCATTAACTGGCTTAATACGTAAAAAATTACCAATAGTAACAATATTTTTAACTGTTTCTGTAATATGCGTACCGAATAAATCGTACGGTGTTCCACCTTCTGCAACATGTCTTGCCATAGCTCTTGCGCCAGCAATACTAGTAAACGGCAATTTAAAACGTTCGCCTTGATTATTTTCAATAAACATTGTTTTAATATTTCTGAATCTTTGATCAGTTTCGCCAATACGTTTGTTATGTCTAATAACTAAGCGTGTTTTATTCTTTTGAGGATTATAACTCGATTTACTTGTGCCTTTCCAACCTTCAAACAACCCTTCTTTTAAAGCAGAAAGACCTTGCATTGTATGTTTTAATTTATTAATGTTTTTAAGAGAAAAACTTAACATATTACGTTTTGCAAACATACGCAATTGGTATAGTAAATCATACCATGTATTTTTTGCATTACGTTCTAAACCTCGTCCTATATTATCACCAAAGAAAATTTCAAAATTATTTTCTCCACCCAATAATATTACAACCGTTCCGTAATTTATATTGTCACTAGTAAAATCAAAATTAAATATATCTGCTTTAGTTACATCAGTTACCGACTTTCCTTTTGAATCGAGTACTTTAACATTGTAATCTTTACTTAGTAATAATTCAAATAGTTGCTGTGATGTGTTTTCTTGCATGAGTATATAAGTAAATGTTTTATGTATTTATTTAAAAAAGTATAAATGGCATCGGTTCTATAACACTATCGTTGTAGTCCTTTATTTGATTACTGAGCTCTGGGTGATAGTTTTGTAATGTTTGTAGCATCCTAACAATTAAAACAGTAGACATTACTAGATCGTCAGTGTTACCGGTCTTTGCGGCATAACTAGTACCATGAGCAACAAATGTCTTAAATTCAGAAACAAGTGAATTACTGTTCACTGTTAATTTGCCAGTTTCCAATAATGTTTTCATCTTTGCACATGCAGACAATTTTGTTTTGTGTGTAGTTGTAAATCCTTTTCTAAAACGTCTGCCTTGTCCTGCTTTCTTTGTTTCACTTAGCATCATACCAGGAAACTGTTCTTCACCGAACTCTGCTAAACTTAGTAAAGCGGCTTCCCCTAATGTGTTATTCTCTAATGTGTAGTAAATGCTTTGTGGGTCATCAATTTCGTCATTGATATACGTAATAATTTCGTGCATTATGCGTATTTGTTGTGGAATAGTTGACTTATTATGTCGCCACTCTGCTACCTGCGTAATACTACCTGCTTCGAATACTTGGATAGCGGCAGGGTCACCTCCTGTTCCTAAACTAGGGTCAAGTGCGACACAATACATTTTTCCAGGCTCTGGTTTTTTGTACCAACGTACTTGTCCGTGTTTGAATATTGGTTCTATTCCTTCCAAATCAAATAACTTAGACGAATTGATTAATGTTTCGTCATTAATAATAAACTCTGTTAAATGCTCACGTCTAAATCTCTCATCGCCAATACGACCACGTTCTTCTTCTGCCCATTTTTCATCACGGTCAGGATGGTCTTTCCATATAGAATTAAATGCTTTAAATCCATTAACGCCCAAATCAGTTTCATTACCGTATTCGTCTTCGGTCTTAATAGCACCTTTCCAAATTAAAGCAAATTGGTCTTCGTCACTATTCGGCGTACTCGTAATGATTGCTTGACCACCTGTACTTAACGTAGGTGATATTGATGTCCAGAACTCAGTTGCAATACTTGGTCTTACATACGCAAACTCATCACAATATAATAGTGATATAGATAAACCACGTCCAGTTGTTTCAGTTGTTGTTTGTGCAACAATTCGACTACCGTTATCAAACTCAATGGAACCTTTATTGTAACTTGTTACACCAGCACGCACATGGTCAGGACAACTTTCATACGCATATCTAATACGTTGCATAATTTCTTGAGCACCATCGTATTTGTGTGCCGCAACAAGTATCGTACTATCAGGAACAAACATTGCGTACCATAACAAGTATCCAGCCGCGGTAGTTGTTTTACCCATTTGTCTTGATACCATTGACACAGAGAATCTATTTTCATGATACGTTTTAATTAAATCATGCTGAAACTCATACGGTTTATATTGCATTTTTCCTTTAACTGGATGTTGAATCCAAAAGAAATTGTCAATAAAATAATAAACACCTTTCTTTGGGTCGGCAACTTTTGCAAACTCAATTAGTTGTTCTTCTGTGTAAGGTGTTTTTACGTGCGGTTTCTTAACTAATGCACTGTCATCTGCTTGATATGCCATGAGATTATTCCATTAATCCTCTTAATGTAGCATCTATATTACCAATACTATCATTCAATACTTTGATATATTGTTTTTTATAATGTTTGACATTATTATCAAGTCTTTTTTTACTTTTATCATAAAGTGCCACTGCAAATTCTTTATCTGTTAATATCTTTATATTTGAATCTATTGCCATTTTCATTCTATAAAACGGATTAGGTTCATAATCGTAACTATGGTCAATTATATCATCGAACATATCGAATCCCATTTTTCTATATAACTCCACGTTTCCTAAAGTACCAACAATAATGGGGAAATTTCTTCCTAAAATACAATAAGGAAATTTTTCAGTTAAGGTACTAAATTTTTCAAGCGAAGTTGTTTCGGTAATAATCGATACTACCGAATTCTTGAATAAAGGCACTAAGTTATCTTTAAAGTTTGTAGTGTTTGCTTTAAAATTATTAGCCTTTATATCCGATAACGAAATATCACATAATTTATCGCGTATCGTACTACGAGGGTTTATATAAGATAATATTCCTGTACGATTATAAGCCGATGTTTTATTAATACACAATGTAGAAAATATATGTGGTTCTAAATGTAAATATTTTATGTACAATAATGTACCAATACGATGTGCTCTGGGATTATTATTTAAACAAAGTACATGATAACGATCCAAAAAAGTCTTTTCTATACTAATTTCGGTATCATTTAAGCAATCTTTGTACTCATACATACCGATCGGAGATGTGATTATTTTAAGATTAAACGGTTTATACAAATTTAGTATTTCTTCGGTATTAATATTTTCTGTAAATAATATTACTTGTTTATTTTTATATTGTTTACATACATTTATAATATCAATTAATGTATTACTTACTAAATTTTCTGTTCCTTTAGAAACATCAGGAACATAAAAATGGTCATAAAAAAATAATACAATAAATCTTTTACTAGAATTAAATATAGATATATATTCAGAAAATACAGTTTTTTGGTTGCATTCAAATACTGTAACTTTACTTAAGTCGGCATAACCAGTATGTGTTTTGTTTAATAAAAAATTCTTAATTTCGTTATACATTACCATAGTTATATTTACATATAGTGTAAAAAAACTCGCTAAAAGTAAAACTTACACTTTTTGAGCAACAGTAGCGTTTGTTGCTCAATGGCGGTAAGCGCCAGTAACTACTACGGTCCTAGTGTAGTAATATATTATGCAGATGGTATTGCAATACCAGAAGCATCTGCAATTTCTGCGATATCTTGGTTAGTGGCACTGTTTGGGTTATCACCCATGTCAGTGTACTCATCTACCACAAGTTTATATACCTTTTCCTTATCGCTTTCTTTATATAACTTTGATTTTTTTATTCTAGACCAAAGATTGTCGTATTCGTGAGTTAAATCTTCAGTTACTTTTTTTTTTTTGACTCAGACATTTCTTTGTCTAATACATCTTTATCTTTTGGTGCTTTTGGTTTGTCCATTGGCTTGCCCGCTTCCTTCTCGAAATTTTTTGGACTTTCTTCTTTTTCATCGCAATGTGGTCCAAGACATTTACCATCCGATTTACGAATAATTCTAAGACCTTCTTCAACATCGTCTTCAACTAAATCCGTATCATCTGCTTCTGCCATTGCTTCGTCTGCTAAT